CTCGGAACATATTGAATCCCGCTCTCATCTCATCCGTAGAGGAGTTTAGCTTGCCTGAGCGTGTAACACCAAACAGGGCAGGAGAAGTGATGTTGTGAGCCGTTAGAATCTTGTTATCGGCTAACTCTGCCATAGTAGCTACAACCTTGTCTAAGTTCTTTGTATCAAGTACAGTGAACTTGGGAATCTCTTCTTCCTTCTTCACCCAAGAGATAAGCACCTGCTCACCATCTGTACCTGTGAAGTTTTCCTTAAAGCGGTCTGCCTCTTCTCGCTTCTGCTCATCGGTCATATTCCTACCTATAAACGAAGCCAGTACCTTAGGACTGAATCCGTTGCGAGTAGTGTTTAAGATATGCTGTCCAAACTCGAAGTCAGAAGAGATGAAGTAGTAAGCAGACAGGTAGTTAGGAACGGAGTAGATATCAACCGTAGAGTAGGGGTTTTTAATGTAAATAATCTCTTCCTTATTCGCACTACCTTTCTTGTAGGCGTTAATCCTACGAGCTGCATTATTCATCAATCCCTCAGTACCTCTCTTGAAGGTTCTACGCACGATGAAGTGGTCTGCCTCGTTCTTAGAGTTAAGCAACCCTACTCGAACCGAGTTATAGGGTAGAGCCTTCATCTGGATGATGCGGTCTTTCTTATCGTTCCATTTGATGTAGAGATATACCCCTCCGTAGTTATCGAAGTGGAATGCCATATCCTTAAACACCTTACGGATACCGTTACCTTGGCTCTCGCAGTTCTTATAGAAGGCATTGAACATCGTCTTCATCCCTCTGCGGATATCATCCTCATTGAACTCCATCGAGTTTCCAGCTACCATCTTAGCCTTCTTAACAATGATACCTGCATGGGTAGTAGACTGCATTCTAAGCTTGTCTATCACCTCAGGGACATCATCATTCCGCCCAAATCGGATGTACTCAAAGCCATCTGATGTTCTGCGAACGTGATAACGCCCATTAAGCTCCTCTAAGGACTTAACTAATGGATTTGATGGTGTAGTATTAGTGGAGGCAGAAACGCCCATAGAAGGCTTAGGATTAAGCCATTCTGACAGGTTGCTCCGTACATTGTCGAGTAGTCCCATTATCCCATGTTTTTATGAGTCCACATATAGATGTCAGAGCCTACGCAAATAGCCTCAAATACATCAATGCCGTTGTTCGTTACATTTGGGACAGTAGACCCTACTCCGTAGAACGTACCGCCTGTTACAGCAATCGAATCTACGTTGTGCGAGTCTGCATTGGTTACGATAAAGTAGAACTTCTCCCCGTCTAACGCATTTTCAAGCGTTACATCGACATCTCCGACTAAGGTGAAGGTAAACACATTACCAGTGCTTAAATCTACCGTTAGAGAGCCTGTAACGTTGCCTGCTGCAATCACAGGAGTGCGGACAAGGTTCTTTAAGGTAATCTTCTTTGTCGTAGCACTATCAACGATAGGGACAACATCAGATTGTACTGGAGTAGATAGTTCTACTAACTCACTAATCTTTTTATCTGCCATCAGATTTCAATTTCATTACCATCCTCCAATAACAAATGGAATCCATCCTCCATCAAGAGATGGTCGTTATAGGTGGGTAGGCTTTTAAGTTTAACTACATTACGATAAGCATCGCTTCCTCCTTCGGCATCAGGTAATCCATCAAATACTTCTATCAAGGCATTAACGTATGTACTTCCGTTGTACTGCAACTCCACCAAATGCTCTCCGTAGGCAAGGGAATAAGTATCCAAGTCTACCTCAAGAGTAATGTAAGGAAAGCAGTTCGGAAGTCCATTCTCGTCAGATAACGATGATATAGTTAAGACGTCTTCTCCTACTGTCTTATAGAAGATTAGCGTGAACAGACCATCTGTAACAAAGTCTTTGTCCTTAACGAATGTCAAGTATTGAATGCCTGTTTTGCTTAATCGTTTCATACCCTTTATATACGAAAAAGCCCCGCCATAAGGCAGGGCTAATATATTAACTGTGGGTGCTAATTAGAGAGCAGCCATAGTGTTAAAGTCAGCCTCGCTAAGGAATTGGTAAGCCAATTCTCCTTCTGAACCTGTCAAAGTAAGTTGGTAACGGTTTTTCTCTGAACGACCAGTTCCTGAAGTACCGTCAATGCTTGCAGCATAAAGACCGAAGTCAGCTCCTACCAAGTGGTAAGTGCTGGCAGCAGTTCCAACCAAAGCAACAAGCTCAACTCCCGCTTGACTCATGTCGGCAAGGGCTTGCATATTGCTAACGCTCATCAAAGGTACTTCTACCATGATAGTAGGAACAACCTCTTTAGTGCCATCAGCAGCGATGGTTACAACATCAGTAAATACAGAGACACCATCTTTAGTATTAAATTCTACTTCATAGAAGGTAGTACCGTTAGGGTCAGCAGTAGCTGATGATACGTCTATTGTGCCGTAAGCAGGGTCAGTATAGTTTCGCTCGATTAGAACGCCACCAAGACCCTCAAAGCCACCAAAAGTAGCCCCGCCTTTCTTGTAGCCAACATAGAGAGACTTGATACCTCCAATGATATTCGCACAGTCATAAGTGATGCCCTGAAGGGCAGCTTGTGGAGTACACGCCATTTTATATAAGTTTTATAAGTTCGTAATTAGAAGAAAAAGGGGAGGATAACCTCCCCTATTCTATTATCAGGCAGTTTTCAAGTAAACAATGTGAGCAGGGTTCTTGAAGTCGAATCCTAACTTAAATTGTCCCCAAACATACAAGCTGTTCACGCGAGCCTCATACTCATTCTGAATTGCAGTAGTATCTGCAAAGTCATCAGTAAGCATTACAAGGTTGCGAGGAGGAGTCATGATAACTGTATTCGCAGGCAACGAAGCGAAGTGAACAACAGGCATTCCCAAGTAAGTTGGGATTTCGCCACGAATGATACCCTCAGGAGTCTGAGTGTACTTGTCAGCGATAGCCAACTGATACGCTTGGAAAGCAGCAGTTCCCAAGTAGATAGTTGGCAAGAAAGAACGGTCAGCATCGCCATATACAGCAGCCAATACATCAGCAGGCATATTCTTGTAACCAGTTTCCAAAGCAGCCAAGATGTTAGACTCATCGATAGCAGAGATGGTGTCAGTGTTTACTGAAGCAGCATCAGCTCCGTTCTCGATAGCATCTACCAACTGAGTTCCAGCCTCAGCCAATACTTTAGAACCTACCAATTTAGCGAAGTAGTCAAATACCCAGTCAGCGAAGTCAGCATCCATTACTTCTTCGTTCAACTGACCTTGACGAAGCATCATTGAGCGATACTCGCTCTCCAATACGTTCTTGCAGTTTACAAAATCCCACTTGAAAGTCGATACCGACATTTCTTTCTCATCAATCTCAGCAGCGGATTGTGGGTCGAAAGTACAAAGGTCGCTTCCGAATGAGAGAGTAGCACCATAAATAGGAAGAGCTACTTTTGACTTAACACCATCTACGAGGGTGAAGTCGTTTACGATACGAGCAGACTTTACAATCTGGTCGATAAATTCTTCTGGTTTCCGATTATGCCATTCTAAACCAGCAGCTACACTTAAAGCCATGTTATATAAGTTTTATTAGTTTCTGTTAAATTAACGCTCTGTGATTGCTACCTCATATACGGTAGTTGCTCCAGCAGCAGTAGTTACTTCCAAACCAAGTTTAGAGTAATCATCTACGAAAATAAGTTTTACTGTGTCAGTACCGTTAAGCACTTCTACTTCCTCAGCAGCACCTACTTTAAGCAGATTTTTCTTTTTACCAAGTGTTACGTCAGCCATTGTTATTGAAATTTAGTAGTTATATACGAATTAATAGATTAAGATTAAATCATCAGCCGTAGTATTGGTAGAATACACACGAGTGATGCGACCTGCGAAGATGAATCCGTCAGGGACATTTTTGAATACCTCATCGTTTCCATCCTCACCAGCAATACGCAAATCGCCTCCCGTTCCAACGTAGATAGCGTTAGCCATATCCGTTAGGTCGGTAGAGTCATTAGGTGTTGCAGCAACCCACTTAGATGCGTTGTAGATGGATTGATTCGGCTCGATAGGGTTTACGAACTTAGCCATTTCTTATCGTTTGTAAGGGTTCTTAAGGAAAGAGTCAAGTTTCTTGTAGAAAGAAGCGTCAGTACGATTCAAGGTATGTACTACCTTCTCTTCTTCCTCTTTCTCCTCGCCTTCTTGCTCAGATAAAAGAGTCTGCTCAGCTTCCTCTTCGGACAACTCAACCTCTACTTCCTCAGAAGACATCTCTTCAGTTACCTCTTCAGCAACCTCAGCAACCGCTTCCTCAGGAGCAGAAACCTCTTCTTCAAAGACCTCGTTAGCCATCTCCTCTACTGGTTCTTCGACAACTTGTTCTCCTGAATCTTCTCCTG